GAACGCGGACAGTCCAATGGTTGTAGTGCGTGCGATCGCATTGCAGGTCTTGTCGATACAACAGCCCGTAATTTGTGATGACAAACGCTGGCGTGGCTCCCATGGCGTACGAATTGACAATGTTGCTATCGTCAGAGCCAATCAGCTTGAACGTGTGCGACTCCGACGGCGGATTTGCCGACGTCTCTATTCCGTTTGGTGGTGTTATCCAGCGGATTGTCATGCGTGTTTCATCTTGGAGTTTTTGATTGCCGCAATTTGTGCGTCTGACTGCTCTTTGGCCATCTGTGTCTGAAACTCAATCGACTTTTTCGTTTCGATCAACGCCTTCAGTTGTCCGTTCTGTCCCGCCCCCGATCCCATCGAAAGCAAACTCTGAGCAGAGAACGTTGCAGCCGATGCCCCACCTGATTTCAGGCCGAAACTATTCGCACCGATTGCTGCGTCGCCTTCACCGCGGAGTTTCTTCAGTCGGTCCTGATGCTCGCGTTCAGCCTGGCGGACATCAGCTTCGGCCATTCCTTCGGCGGCTGTCTTCGCATCAATGCGGCCCTGCTTCAGGTTCCAATCGATTGCGGCTTTCTCTTTCGCTGCGATCTGTGCCGGCGTCAACTTGTTATCTTTGTTGTCGGCCTCTGCGTCGGCGTAGTCCTGAATTCGCTCGACGATCCGACGTGCGTTCTCCTGCTCCTTCTCCATGGCCTCCTGCTCTTTGCGGAGTGCCATCACCTGTTCAATCTCAGCATCCGTCAGGCCCTGCTTAGATAGCCTGAAACGCTCAGCGGCCTCTTCCCCTTCACGCAGTGCGATAATCTGCTGTCGGATGGATTCGGTTTCGCGGTCGAAGGCTGTTTTGGCTTTCTCGGCCGCGTCCTCACCGTCCATCTGTGCGGCTGTCTGATCACCGAACGCGGAGCCTTCTCCGCCAGCGCCGGGAGCAGTTGAATTCTCGCCAGCGGCTGCCGCTTCAGCGTCTGCTTTGGCCTTGTTTTCGGCGTCTCGCTTCGCCTGACGGTCTGCCAGTTCCTTCTCAAGTCGATCCAGTTCCGCCTTGGCTGTCGATGCCATGCCCTTCGTGTCGATCGAGAACGACAGTTTCATGTCTTTCGACATTTGCCCGAGCGTCAAGCCGAGCTTAGCAGCCCCGACAGTTGGGTTTGCCAATGCCTCAGCGACTGCCGAAACAACGTTCATGCTGAGTTCAACGAACTTCTTCATAAACGTCTGAGCGGCTTTCCACGCCCCACTCCAGAACGTTTCCCACATGCCGGCCATGGCGTCGACCGTTGTAGCCAAGGCGAGTTTCACGCCTGCCATCGCCGCCTTGAACGCAATGTCATAATCGCCCTGCTGAAGGGCTGTCATGAGGATCCCGCCGACCTGCTTGGCGATGGTGATGACCGCCGAAAGCGTGTCTTTGGCGATAGTCCACGCCTTCGAGAAGTCCATGGCCCGAACGGTGGCGACCGTTGCCGCTGCTGTGATGCCGGTAATCACTGCGACGACTGTTCCGGCCGCCAAAATGAACGGCGTTAGTGGTCCGAGTATGATTCCCCACGCTGTGCCGATGACTCCGCTGGCTGCCGTGAATGCCGTTGCCATCACTCCAGCCGATGCCGACACTCCAGCGACGCCTGCCGATGCGACTGCAGCAGATCCTGACAGCGTTATGAGCCCGCCAGATGCCCCAGCTGATGACGTAATCAGTCCAACGTTTCCAGCCGTCGCCAGCGTCATAGCCCCGCTAGCTGCAATCAGAGCTGTTGTTGTGGCTCCGGACGTGATCCCGAGAACTGCGGTTGCGTTTGCTGCTGTGATCAGTCCGGCAGTGTATGGAACCAGCGTGATAATCGACGCGGTTTCAGCTGTCGCAAGGGCAGTTACCGCGACTGCACTGGCTGTTGCTGAAGCAGCGAAAGCACCCTGCATTAATGTTGCGAGCCCAACAGTTGCGGCGCGGAACAGACGAATCGCACCAAGTGCGATCGAGACGGCTCCTTTGATAATCCCGATGCCGGAAATCAGGATCCCGAATCCTATGGCAGCGACTTTTGAAGCGATGCCAAGCCCGATCATTGATGTACCGAGCGCCGCAACGGCAATCGTCACTGCAGCAAGCGTCGTGACCGTGTCTTCATTCGCGGCCACCCACTCTGTGGCTTTACTGATCAGAGCCGTCATTGTGTCCGTGACTCGTTGAATGCTTCCGGATAGAGCGTTCCCCAGTGCAATCTGTAGCCCTTCGACCGCCGACAGGATGATTCTGAAAGCACCGCCAAGGCCGGAATCCATGCTCTTTGCGGCCTTTGATGCTGTCCCTTCTGCGTTCTTCAATTCCCTTGCGAGGTCTGCTGTGCTGCCTGCCGTTCGCGCCAACACCGACGCCGATGTAATGCCAAGAAGCCCGAACGCTTCATTCATTTTTGTTACTTTTTCGGCGGTTGGAAGATTCTCAATTGATCTCCCGATTTCATCCATGATCTGAACAAGCGGCTTTAGTTCTCCAGTCGCGTCAATGTTGTTGATATTGAAAATCGCCTTGAGTTTTTCGCCCGTCGCAGCAGAGATAACGCCAAGACGTCGCAACGCTGTTCCAGCCTCACTGCCTTGGATTCCAACGTTTCCAAGCGTTCCGAGGATTGCAACCGTGTCCTCTAGAGAAAGCCCCAGTTCAGCGGCCACAGGGCCTGCGTACTTCAATGCCTCTCCAAGACTCTCAACGCTGTTGAATGTGGCGTTTGCTGCCTTCGTGAGAACGTCCGCAACTCTCGTCGCGTCTTCTGCCCCTAGGCTGAATTGCCGAATGCTGGCGGCCATGATCCCAGACGCAAGCGTTGCGTCTGTACCGGTTGCCCTGGCGAGATCCATTACAGCACCGGTCATGGCGTTAATCTGATCGGGCTTGAAGCCAGCCCGACCAAGTTCCGTCATCAATTGAGCGACTTGAACAGCCGTGAATGATGTCGTCGCTCCGAGCATCTTTGCGACGTCGGTCATCGATTTCAGTTCTGCCGTTGTTGCCTGAGATACGGCACCTACTGCCCGCATGGCATCATCGAAATCGGCGAACGTCTTCGTTGCGAATGCGACAGGGGCCACGATGGCAGCAGTTGCCGCAACAACCTGAGCCCCCATCCGGATCATGTCAGAACCGAACTTATTAATGTCTGCTCTGGCTGCTTGCAGACCGCGAGTTAAGGCGTCTCGCTTCGCGTATAGGCTAACGTAAGCGCGGCCAGCCATCACGTCCGCTTTTGACATCGCTTACACCGCCTTTTCGCCTTGGAACTTCGGAAGCCCGGGGTTCTCTTCCTTTAACTTCTCAATCGCTTCGTCAATTCTGGCCTGCACTTCCGGGTTCACCTGGACAGGTCCGCCACGTCCGGTTCCGCTCATTTCGCCGTAAATCAAATAGGCTTCCCAGTCGATTTCTGAAAGGCCCCAAACTAAGTTGGCAAGCTCAAGGTTCTGCCGTCTTCCGCTGCTGATCTTTCCGTTGGCCATCATCCAGAGTTGTCGGAGTGTCCAGCCTTTTGGAGGCACTCCACAGATTCCTGCGAAGTGATAACCGGCCTCGATTGCGTCCATGCCATCAATGACAAAGACGCAATCTCGACTTCCGTAAACTATGTGCCAGCTGGCGAATCGATCATCGCTCTGAACTTCTCCGAGAACACCCGATCGACCTTGCCCTTCAGGGCCTCCATGGTCTTCTCGTCCGTCAGAACTGACTGCACTTTCGCGATAGTCAATTCGTCCGTCTTGCTTTCCATGCTGTTGAATCCGGCCAGCATCTCGCGTACGTGCGAATGCCGACCACTCGGGAAAAAATCAACAATCGCTTCCTCGATCGCCCTCAACTGTTGGTCCGGAGGAAACGGCAGGTTCTCCATGAACTGCTCCCGAGTCAGCCCCTTCTGCTCGATCTGCTTCCGGCAAATCGTCAGCATGATCGCCACAAGGATCGACGGATAATTCTCGTCGTTCCTCACTGGCAACAATGGATCCACCTTGAGATTCGTGAGACTGATCCCGTGGTCCCGCTTGATCTCGTCCGCGATAACTGGATCGAGACTTACTGTCCACTCCTGCCCGGCCTTGTCTTTGAAACTCGCCATTCTTCACCTTTTGAAAAGGCAGCGATTTGGCAACGTGCCGGCCTCGCTGCGTCAATGATCCGGATTCGTCAGTAAACCCAAGTGCCTTAAACGTTCTACCTGCCGCATCAACCTGCTTTTCGGAAACTCCGACAGGTTCCGCGCCGTGGAAGATCGCCGCCAACACTCGCTTATCATCATCGTTCAGCCGCATGACTTACTCCGACTATGGTGAAGCGTCCTGAACGCCGACGATTTTGAGCGTCCATGTCTCGCTCGTTGACGTGCTGGCCTGGCTTGCCTTGAGGTTTGTGATAGGGTCGCCAGTGAATGGGTTGGCGGATCCGCCTTCGATGTCCCAGACCTGCGGCACGTTGGCCACAAGGTCGATTTCTGCGATTACGTCCGCAGCTGCATCCAAAAACTGAACGTTGGCAGCAGTTCTCAGGCTTGTGTCAGTCGTTTCAAGAATGACAGCAATCAGGTCTGCATTGTCTCCGTCAATGGCAAGGTTTATTGCCTTCTGAACGCACGCCGTGATGGCTGTTGTTGCGGTTGGCAAGTTGTCGCCAATTCCTCCGTCAATCGGCACTGATGTGCCAGAAACTGTGCCAACAGTAACAGTCCGCTGAACACCACCGCTCCAGTAGACGTCGATGATCTGGCCGTCAGTGATTCCGTGGCCAGATCCAAGAGTCAGCGTGCCCGTGTTGTTGTCTGTTCGCGTCGAAAGCGTTCCAGCCTTCGCCGTGTTCAGCGTATCCTTGAGTCCGATTGACCCACTGTTCTCACGCACGACTGCGAGGGGCTGAATAGTCAGCTCTCCGCTTGAGATTGATTGAGTATGTGTTATCCGGGCCATTATGGCTCTCCGAAGATTGTGAATGAATCAGAAAGAAAACTAAGCGTTCAGGATCGGAGTGCGAAGGCTGGCCGAAACCTGCTCTACACTGACATCCATGGTTGCTTCACCCTTCAGAGGAGAACCCTGCGTTGTGCTGATGATGCAATCACAATCGAAACCGAGTTTTCCAGTCGATCGGATGTACTTCAGGGCGATTGGATCACCTGTTGCGGCCGCGGCCTGCAGAGCAACTACAGCGGAATCATCGTCAGCAACGATCATGTTGAAGGTGATTTTTGGGCTCAGTGCGGTGGCTTCACCGGTGTTAATCGGAACGGATGAACCGTCGCCGGCCGATGTGGTCGATCCCGTTTCAACGCCGATTTCATAGCTGACGTCAACACGGGCACTGATCCGAGTCGCTGCTGTGCTGCCTTTGGTGCCGTAAAACAGGCCACCCTGATAACCCATTGTCTTCGCCATGATTCAATCTCTCCTCAGAGGTTGCTGTTCTTACTCACCAATGGAGCCGCGAAACGACTCCGCAAAACGATCTGTATTAGCCAGAAGCCCTGGGCCTGATGTTGGCCGAGCTTCGTATGTGTTCTCTTTTCGCCGTCCACCAAACTCATGAGCTTCCATCGCATCCCCGACGAACGAATACCGAGGCCCGATGACTGCGTTGTCCTTTTCGACAGCCGCGAAGATTGAGTTCTTGACGTTTCCCCGCTTACCTCTGGTTGATACTGGTTCCCCAGGCTCCGAGGCGTCCGGAGATTTCTTAATCGATTCCCTGATGTACTTCCGGATCGAAAACGCTGCGTGCCGAATGCTGCTGTAGATGCCTCGATCCGCGGCCTTCTCCACTGGCTTCGTGTCAACTTCTGATTTGAAGGTGAATCCGAGCATCAATTCGCCTTCGAAACGTTGTAACGAACTCGCACAACACCAAGAAAAACACCTTGTCGCAACCGAGCATAATCGCAATACGTTCTCACGGTCGTCTCAAGCCAGTTTGCATCAAGCCCGCCCGAAAGCGTGACCGATGTGAACCTGTCTTCTGAAAGCAGCTCGTGAATCTGTTCAACCAATCTCACCAACGGATCAACTGACGTTTTCTTCAGTCGCCCCGCCTTTGCTCCTGATGTTTCCTTGTCGCCCGGCTCGAATCGTCTCCGAACGCAGATATCAACCGCAGGATCGGAATTGATTGTTCGCTCAGTATCCAAGTCGATCAGATCACCCGCACTTGTCACGGGAATAACATCAACTTCAAGTGCCTTCAGATCCTTGAAATCATCGTCCCAGTCCGGATATGACCGCACCGCTGTGAATGAAAGAGCTCCCAATTGCGAGGCAGCCTGCGCGGTATTAATCACCGTCGTCAAAGCGTTTGCAAGTAGGACAGGAACAGCACTCATTCGACTCTCTTCGTGTGACAGATCCACTCGTATCCGCCGGCCTGAAGTTCGACCGACAGTTTGTTCTCATCAGGTGGCTGAATCTCGAAGACCTCAGTGCCTTCCAGGATTCTGTCGCCTGTCCTGGGTTCAACCGTGTCGCCATCGATCACCACTGAGGAAACCGGCAGAACGAAGTCTCGCATTGTGATACTGATCGGAATTCCGTTTCCGTCGATGGTCTTGTGTTCAACGTCGTTTCGCCGTGCTGTGATCGATGCAGACGAATAGATTCCGCGAATGAAGGTGATTGGAACGCCAAACGTTCGATTCAACATCGGCACCGCTCGAGCCTGAAACCTCTGTTCAAATAGCGATGGCATCAGCCGCCCCCGGGTGGAATCAGTTTTGTGAACCTGAGCCCCATGTGTGGCTTCGACGCCGCCCGTTTACCAATCAAATAACCATCCGCTTCGATCAGGTCTTTGATCGGTATGTTCTTTTGTGACCGGTTTCCCTCCGCCGTCTCACTGACCATTCCGAGAGCCACAAGCTCGACAGCATCCTCTACGGTTGTTGGCTCTGTCATGTCTGTGGCTCCGGAATGAATAGGCAAAAACGACTGTCAGCAGATTATGTTGCGGCTGTTGAAACAGTACCCTGCAACGTTGGCGTGTGCAGCACTTTGCAAACCGTGTTTGCACCGCCGCCCGCGTCTCCCACAACGATTCCGAACAGTGCGTTGTTCGTGCTGGTTGTGGTGACCTTTGTTGGCGTTGCATCATCCCACCAGACCTTCGTGCCGAGCACGGAATTCTGAAGGCTGATGATGTCATAGACACCGCCACCGCACGCCAGCGCGCCGAGTGCATTGTTTGCGATCGGACGATGAGCGACGCAGGCGAGAGCGCCTGTGCCGCCAGTGTTCGTGCCGATTGTTCCGAGAACAACAATGTCCCCGGCTTCCACATCGCCAGCCGATGGCGTGTAGTCAATCATGAGTGGCTCGCCGTGGCGAAACGTTGCATTTGCCATTTTTATACCTTTGCTTCAACAGGAGCGGGGATGGTTGATGTTTTGAGGTAGTCGCGATCAAACGGACTACCCCAGCTGACGTCGTTGGCGAAATCAAATTCGCCGCGATGATCCACGCGAACTTTTCGAGTGGCTCCAATCTTCAGGCCCATCTCATGACAGAGTCGCGAGAAGTACCAGTCCTCCGGCTCAACCTGCACTTCGTAGCGGTCAAGCCCTTTATTCCAGACTATTCGATCGTTGATTGTGAATGAAACTTTGCGAGCCCATTGCGGGTCAAATTTGCACACCCAGCAACCTGTGTTCAGCAGCAGTGAACCGCCGACGTCCGCGCTGGTAAAGGTCTCTGGAAGACTCAGCAGCTCCGTCATTGAAATCCGACATCTCGGCTTCCAAGTGTCGACGCCGTCAATGGCAAGTGATGTCACGCCGTTGCCGTCCTTAATCGGGACCGCAACGCCGAGCACATCAAGCCCCCGGGCTTCAATCTCTTCAATCAGAGTGTCGAGCCAGAATTCAGCAGGCCCGATATCGTCGTGGAGCATCGCAAAATATTGGATGTTGTCACCACGATGGCAGGCATTCAGGGCAGAGCACCAGAGAGCGTTGAAATTCGCTGCCAGTAAACTGCCGCTGCGATACTCCACCATCACGTTGGACATATCCTGACGCGCTCGCCACAGCCCGCGCCCTGCTTCAGCAGTTTGGCGGCCATAACCTGGCATTCCAAGAAATACTCGTGGTGGTGATTGAGTCATGCTTACTTCTTGTCGTCTGACTTTGCTGGTGTTTTCGTTTCTGCTTTTGGCTCTGGCTTCGCGTCTGCCGCTGGTTCAGCGATTCCAAGGTCGACCATCCGTTTGCCGGTCTCGGCATCGACGTCGCCGGTTTGGCCTTCCGTCAATTTGCAGCCCAGCGATTTTGCCGGGCTTCGCAACATTGTGATTTTCATATGAGACTCGCGTAAAATGATTTGAGAGAAAGGACGGGGCCGCACTCGACCCCGTCGCTATGCTGCCACACCGTGGCTATTAGCTCGCGCCGCCGTCCGCTCGAACACCGCCGCGGTATTCCTGCAGAGCAACGCCCACAGATGACTTGCCACGCATCTGGATTCCCAGCACGTTGAAGTCCGCGTCGGCCGTTTCAACGATCGGCTCAACGCGACCATTCAGCGCTGCGATCTCGATCACAGGCATGTCTTGTGGATCTGCGAGCATGTACCACGCAGCCGCTGAGTAACCGGTGTACGCCGAATTGCTCATGTATGGAGACGACTCAACACGGAATCGACCGGCAAAGACATTCACGTCTGACTGGCCTGTAGTTGATCCGCTCTGCACTCGGCTGAGTGGATCGGTCAACGCCAGTGCCTTGTTCTTCAGTGGTGTTGGCACAAGAAGAATTTTGGCCATCAAGCCAAGCGGCTTGCCGTCCGGGTCAGTCTGGTCATTGAAGATCGTCTCAGTGGCATCGAGCCCACCGAGCGTGATATCCGCAACGGCAGTATTGACGTTGTTGCGGCCGGACGTAAAGAACGCAGAGTTGTTCAGGAACACTGTCCAGAACAAATCGTTGAGCTTCAACGCAGCACCGCGACCGAGTCGGCGAGGAACAACAGTCAACGCCCCAAGGTCATCATTGACGATGTCCTTTTCGGTAACCGCCAACATTCTGGCGTAGATGTCCGCCTGATTGTTGTATGTCTCGTTTCCGAGTGTTCCGTGTTTGATCTGTCCATCGGGGCCAAGTGGCAGATACTGCAAGTCGCCGGTGAGCGAAACAGTGGTAATCTGCTTGTAGTCTCGCACATTCTTGACCGGCGCGATTGCCATCGGCGTCATGTCGACAGCGTTCCAGCCTTCCATGAGGAACTTATTGGCGACATTCGACAGGACCGTGCTGATATCCAGCGTGCTGAAGCCAGTCGCATTGATCATGCGATTGCCCTGCATGTTGAACGCAGCCCGCTGAACGCTCATGTTCACTTCCGTGGCGTAGTTCGCACGGTAGCCGTTCTGCTCAGCAGCCAGCAACAGGAGTTGCTTCAGGCCAATATTGCCCTTGAACTGATCGTGAGCAGCCTGAAGAGTCTGATCGTCGAAAGCCTTTTCGTGGCCTTCGAGTCGTCCAGCCTGGCAGATAGCGGCCTCAATCACACGGTTGCTGATTCGAGCGTCGCGAGTCTGACGACCAGTGATCCGCTGAGGAGCTGGTGTTGAGGCTTCGTACATTTTCAGTCGAAATTCCTGAGCGCTCATGCCCGCTTCAACCGCGTGGTTGTACATTTTCTCGACTTCTTCGATTTCGTCGACGTCTGAGCATCGCAGCTCAATCTGACGATCTGCGAATTCTCGCATTTCCTGGCGTCGCTGTGCTTCGAGCTTGCGAGCTTCGAACGGATCGGATGCCTTGATCGTCTTGGCAATTTTGGCCTTGCCATTGTAGTTAGCTTCGATGACTTCCAGTTGCTCTGGTGATGCGGCTTCGATGTCAATGCCCATCGCTTCAGCCCATGCTTTTACTTCGGTTTTCATTTTCTTCCCTTTGCCTGCGGATGAAGCGGCAGACGCCGCAATCGTGGCGGTTGTGTTGTCGTCCGCACCATGCGAAACGAACGCGAAACCTTTCAGAGTTCCCGTGCGCGTGATGTACGCAGGGCCTTCAACTTTTTGGCCGTTGACCATTGCGGTCTTACCTTTGGCCAGTTCTTCCACGCGATGTGGTTTCACTTCCACCGACGTTTGCCATTGATAGCCCTCGTCGGCAGAGTTAATGACTTCGTCGCGATATGGAGTCGCCGCGCTGGCTTTGCCTGCAGCGTTCAATTCTTTACCGTCATTCGTGATGTCAAAATTTCCGACTCGCTGGTTCTGCTTGTGGTCGAGATTTGCAACGAGAACCTTGCTCGTCTTAAGCCCTGCCAAATCGATGACAACAGGCAAATCCCAACCCGCAACCTGCACAGGCCCGCCTGTGTAAATCGTTGACGTGAACGACCGCGGGCCCTTTGGCTTGTCAGCGTCGGCCGCCTGGATCTCAACAGTCGATTCAATACCGATGATTGCGTGGTTAGCCATTGGATGGCGTCTCCTGTGGCTGTTGTGCTGGCGGTTGCTCAGACGGATCTGGCTTCACGTTTGGTTCTAGTTTGAACATGGTCGCGACGTACGGAATCACGTGTTGAGGCATGTTTTGAATCAGTTTGATCATCTTCATCTGGTCGATGCTGATGCTGTAGAAATCGGCTTCTTTCTGAAGCTCATCCTCTGGGTCGAGTCCGCTCGCGATGTGTTCTGCTGCGATAGACGAACTGCCGTTCTTCAGTTTCTTGTCTGCTGCGTCTGCTTCGGTGCCGATGTCCGCGACTTGATGCTTAGGCCAGTCCCAAATGTGTGCTCTAACGCCTTCGCTGAGTGCATCCGGATTACCACCGAGCCAACCGTACGTCATCACCGCCTGATCGAACCAAACCGCAAAAATCGGATCCAGAACGCAATCGTTGCAGTCTTCCCGATCAACATCCAGATGACCGTAATACGTCTGGTGATCGAGTCGACCAGAGGCGTAGTTGTAAGACGATGAATCGCACTTCGCTTTGTTCAATGGCATCGAGATCGGTCGAGCCTGTTCGCTTACCAATGACCCAACGAACTCTTTGTGCGTCGACGTCGGCTGTTCGGCTTTTGGCTGCCGCATGTCATAGCCCTGTGGCATCCCGATCATCATGCCTTTGGCGATGTCGAGCGTTGACATTGGCGAAACGGTGTCCATTTCGTCAGGAGGAAATGCCGTCGCCAAAAGCAGCGTCACGTTTGCGATGTTCTCCGCCGCCTGAACTGTGGCTTCCCGATATCGCCGCGATGCAGCTCCTAGATTCAAAGTCGACGTGCAAGCAGGGATTCCGCGATGCTGGCCGGGGCGTCGCATCTTGAACCAATGCGACACAAATTTGGCGGGAATCTTTTCGGACTTGCCGAAAGCATTTAGCCCAGTCAGGTTCGATCCGGGATGGTACGTTACAAATTCATACCACTCTGGATTTCCGAACTCATCGAACTGCATGCCGTCAATTCGACCAGCCTCACCATAAGGAAGCCATGGCGATTGACATTGCTCGGTTTCGTGCAATACCCAGTCCAGCTTCACCCGATGCTTTAGCTTGCCGTTGCGGCGAATAACGCCAAGCCCTTCACCGTCCTGATGTTTCGCATGGGCCAAACACCACAATTTGCGGCGAAACTGAATCTCTTTGCACCAGTTAAACCAGGCCAGTTCGACCATCCTGTTGAATCCGTCGCTGCCGGTCTGCATTCGCAGAGTCGGCCCGATTCCAATCAGGTCTGTGGCGTAAGTTTGGGCGATGCCGTCCGAGTAACCGTTGTTCGCGACGTCATAACGTGATCGCTTTACAAGCGTGTTGCGAACGGCGAATGAGTTGGCCGAATCAGCATCAAGTGCGTCTGCTGGAGCCCAGTAGTTCTTGAAATCGTCGGACGATCCGGCAGCGTCGTAAGTGGCTGCGATTTTTCGGCGGTTCTGCAACTCGCTGAACTGCGAGGCAAACAATTCACCGAGCCCCTGACGCGACTTTCCCGCCTGACGCGCGATAGGTCGTGCGTATCGATCGAGGATTGCAGGAGGTTGCGGAGATTTGACCATGCCCGCATGATGCGCGGGCAGTAGTCAGTTGCGGAAGATGCTACGTGGGTGTTGATTCCATGTGTGGAAAGGTCATAACGAAAAAAGGCGGCTGAGTTTCCCCAGTCGCCTTAGTGAAACAATATGACAGCCGTCTTTATTCCGTCTGTGCTATCAACATAATT